CATAAAGATGCAAAAAATCATATTAGGCATTTGATGAAATAGTTTATATTTAAAGTCTAAGGGTTATGTCTTTCGGTAAGCGCACCGTAAAATCATAAAATTAGCCTTGCATTTTTGTAAGGCTTTTTTATTACCTTTATTTCATGTTTGAAATTGAAGTAATATCCGAAGAAGAAACCGAACCTGTCACACTAACGGAGGTTAAGGATTTTTGCAGACTTGATAGTGATAGCAGCGATAACGATACTGTTCTCGAATTGCTAATTGCATCATGCCGTGAAAAACTTGAAGGTTATCTGAATGTCTATTTTATTCCAAAGGAAGTAAAGATTCAATTTACTTCACGGGCATTTGAATTGCCTTATGGCCCTGCGGGAGAGATTACGGAACTAACAAGGCAAAGAGGTGATGAAACTCCGGTAGTTGTTGACACGGATAAATACTACACAGATGGTCTTCAATTCAAAACTTTAATCATAAAGAATTGGGATAATGATTCTGGATATTGGTGGTATCCGATCGGTGGTGGATGGCCTCAATGGCAGGGGCCTATAAACTGTATGCCTGAAAAATATGTAGTAAGTATGACAACTGGATATACAACTATTCCAAAAGGATTAAAACATGCTTTGCTATTGCAGATTGATTACGATTACAAATGGCAAGGTAAGCAGGAGAAACAAGATATCGCTCCTGCTGCGAAAGAACAGGCGAACAGGTTTAGCAAAAATTTACCGTTGTACTGATGAACATAGACTCTGGAGACCTTTCGCAAAAAATAGTCATCTATTCAAACGAACAGATTAAAGATGGTTTTGGTGGCACTATCCCGAATGATAGTCTTTATTGGGCTACCTTTGCAAAAGTTGAACAGTTAAGGTCTTCACGTACTCAGGAAGCTAATCAATCTCCAATGAAGCAAGTATTTAGCTTTACTGTTCGTTACCGTGATGATAAGCAGATTCAAAACGATATGCTGTTAAAATGGAGAGGACAGTATTATATAATTTCTGGTTACATTCCTGATGTGATATTCCAGAAGTATGTCAAGTTTGATGCAACAGTCTGGAATAACGGAACAATAGTTAATACTTCAACAACATAATGGCAGTATCGGGATTAAATAGGTTAATGCGTAGATTTGAGCAACTACCTAAAGAGATTCAGGAGGATGTAAAGGATATTATTGAGGAAGAAACTTTGGCAATTCAAAGAGAGGCTATTCAGAACGCTCCGGCTGCTGGGGATAGTTTATCAACTACATACGGAACGCAAAAGATTAACACTGGCATAAATCAGTTTATTGGGGCTTCGATAAGTCCAACAGGATTGAGCGGGGAGGTATTTATTGAGGCTTCTGCAAGCGAACTCGCAGCGTTTATTGAGTTCGGAACTGGAGTAAGTGCTGCAAATTATGTGCCTACTTTAGATCCAGAATTTCAGGCGATTGCTCAGAAATATTATAAAAATGGCAAAGGTACGTTAATTAAACACCCTTTCTTATTACCTGCATGGTTCAAGCACGAGCCTACCGTAGTACCTAAAATAAAGAAAGCATTAGAAAATATTAAGCTATGATCGACATTAAATCAAACATCCGTAAATCAGTCATTGATTCATTGATTAATGCTCCATTGACTTATTTAGGCGAAGATATACCTGTTAATCAGGATTACTTAACTGATGCTCCGGCTATTATTCCATTAGGCAATACAGGTGGTTTTGAGGCTTATGTAATATTCCAGAATCAGACAGTAAATAATAATAGCACTAAACAATGCCTGAATGAAAACTCGTCTTTTCAATTGGACGTAGTTACCGTTTTTAATGCTAATTCAGGAGGCTCAATTCATGCTGAAAATATCGGTGCTTCGATAATGACAATTCTAAATCCAAACGGAACGCCAAATACGAACCTCGATGCATCAGGGATGTATGTTTGGAAAATGAGAATGTTATCTACACGGGCAATAACTCAGGAAACTTCAACGAATCGTATATTCAGGAATATTTTGATATATGATTTGAGTGTTAATCAGTATCAGGGGACTTGATTATTTCGCAATTAATCCGGTAAGTATCAAGACTATCTTCAAAATCCATTCTATAATTTATTGAATTTACCTTTACGTTTAAAACGTCTCCGTTCATATCCACAATTTCTATCGTGTCTCCTACGCATGGGGGATGGTTAAAAGACCAGTTAAAACCTCTTGTACTATTCTCTCCTGTCTTTAGAATGACAAAATTTTGCGCTATATATTTACTCATGACTTTACTCTCGGCAACGGTTTAACATGCACTTCTTTTTTCTGTTCTGCAACAGGATTTTGTTCTTCGATGTATTTGAAGGGGATTGCTTCAATCAATTTAGCTACTACATATTCCTGACATTTTATACCAAATTGAGTTAATGCCTCATTCAAATCATACGCCTCAAATATAAATTGTTCTTGGTGGCTTTGCTCACCTTTTACGCTTACTTCGACAGTAAATCTGTAATTCCTTATTTCTTGTGCCATGTTATTGTATTTTAAAATTTGATACTGTAATATAATTAGGCAAAGGATCTGGCAATTTATCTACCTCGATAAAAGAACAAGAAGCTATACCAATCGCTTCATATTTACCTGTTTTGCATCCTAAATCTTGCATATCTTTTTGAGGATGAACATTTAAGACTCCTGCATTATACGCACTTTGCCAATCATATCTAATTGTTATCATTTCTTCACCCATGACTTATCAGCTATAAAATACCCGTGATGATTAAAAATTTTCTCTATAATCTCATGTGAGATAGTCCCTTTATTAAATCGTCTCTTTAATTGGTTTGCATCCTGAGCGTTCATAAATCCGCCTTTATCCTTTTTAATTGGAGCGTACCATTTTGGAGTACTGAAAATTATTTGTGCGATTTCTTGTGAGGTCATATGTTAAATTCTTGTGAAATTTCAACTAAATATTTAAAATCTGTCTGAGCATATAAACCATCATCTGATTTTACACTTGTATGTAGTTTGGTTTGGTTTTTAATAAAACTCATCATCATATCAAAATCAACTTCATCCATAGTAGTTACTATTGACCCATCACTGAATTTTAGAGTAGTTTCTGTCATCCCGCTAATATAACTCAAAATATATTCATTTCAAAGTAAACCAAAATATATTTTTCACAAATGTAGTGTTTGTATTTTTATAGAAATTAAAAAATTAAAGATATGCCAAACTTTATCAACGGGGATTTAGCGATCCTATCAATCAAAAGAGACGGGGATTATGTACCCGTTGCCTGCTTAACCTCGAACGGGCTGGCAGAGGCTTTGACATTTAATGAGGTTCAAACTAAGTGCGACCCCGGAGTAATTATAAGCACTCCAAACTCTTACAGTTACAATGTGCCTTTAGAGGGAGTTTTGACTGATACCACAAGCGGAGGCGGAGATACTGCTTTAGCTTCATGGGATTATCTAAGAGGCTTAATGAGAGCTAAAACTCTTGTTGAATGGCAGATAACTATTGGCGACCCTGTATTTATTACAGATAGTGGTGAAGGTTATTTTGAGAATCTTGAAATGACTGCTCCGGCTGGTGATAACATCACTTTCACAGGATCAATCAAAGGAACAGGGGATATTGTACCAACAACTTAATTATGGCGGAGGTTTTTAAATTGCCTGTAAAGGTTGGAGAGAATGTTATTAATATGGACTTCCATTGTGGAACTTATGCAACTGAAAAGACATTAGAAACTTTAGAAATCCCATTAAGTTCATTACTTCATGCTTTTGATACCAGATTCAGTTCCACTATACGACACTTTATTTACTTTTCTGCTTATGATGCACAGAGGTTAAAAACTCCAAAAGGTCAGGCGGTAAATTTCCCTTATGATTTAGACGACACTTACCAATGGCTTGAAGAATGGGGCGGTGGAAACACTAAACAGACCGAGGACTTTACCCGCAAACTTTTGTTTTGCGTTTATGGTGAAGAGGCTGGCAATAAATTGGCTCAACTATTAATTGAAGGTAAAACAGTTGAAGAAATTACCTCACAGGACAATCAAAAAAAAAGTCAGGTAAAGAAATCAACTGGAAAGAGGACATCTTAAGTGTTGCCGTTGGTGAGATTGGATTAACCTATGATTATTTCTATTCGCTTTCGTTAAGTGAATATTATACGATTGTAGATGGGTTCAGGCGTAAAGAGGTTAATCAGTTAAAGGCTACAAGATGGGCGGTTTGGCAGATTGTACGGCATAATGCTTTCCTGAAAAACCCTCCTGCAAGCCCTGAAAAATTAATGAAGTTTGAAGATGAGATACTTTTAGATCAGGAGCGTACAAACAAGGCAGCGCAAGCATTAAAATCAGCAATAAAGAAACGAAATGGCAACTCCTGATGCAGAACTTAAAGTACGGATTGAGGCAGAGTTGGGGAATTTTGCCAATACTCTTAAGAAAGGGGAGAAAGACCTTGCATCATTTGGCGCAAGGGTCGATGCCGGGCTAAAGAGGTCTGCTCAACAAGCAGCACAAACAGGAGCAGTCCTTTCTGGAAGCTATACAAAAGCCACAAATCAGGCAGCATTTGCAACATCTAATCTTTCACGTGTCGTTCAAGATGCTCCATTCGGGTTTATAGGTATTCAAAACAACTTAAACCCATTACTTGAATCATTTGGGCAATTACGTAAAGAAACAGGAAGTAATGCAGGAGCATTAAAAGCCCTTATTAGTTCTTTAGCTGGCCCCGCTGGATTAGGTCTTGCTTTGGCTGCAGTTAGTGCTGGAATACTTTTATATCAGGAATACCAAAGGAAAGCTAATAAAGAAACAGTTGTCGCAGTTGATGCGAATAAAGAATTAGCTGATTCAATAAAGTCAATTACCGAAGTTCAGGCAGAGGGGCGTAAAAATGCCTCTGCTGAATTATCCTCTTTGCAATCACTTTATAATGCAACTCAAAATTTAAGCATACCTCAGACTGAACGGTTAAAGATTGCAAAGGAACTTATTGAGAAATACCCGACTTACTTAAAAGGCATGTCAGCAGAGGGTATATTAGCAGGTCAGGCAGCCGCTCAATATAATGTATTGACAAATGCTATTCTTGCAAAAGGGTATGCTCAGGCAGCAGAAGAAAACAGGCAAAAGCTAATCAATCAGCAATTAAACACAAAGATTGAATTAACTAAAGAGCAATCAAAACTTGAACTTTCATCTGCCGAATTACTTAAACGTACAACCCAAAAACAGGCTACTTTAGATATTCAAGGGCAGGCAGCTTTAGAAAATGGGATAAACAGAGTATCTGATGCAGTCAGCACAAGTAAGAACCGAATAAATGAATTAAATAAAACCTATGAGGATAGCGTAAGAGAAATTAAACTTCTTGATGATGTTACGCAAGGGCTTATAAAAACATACGGAACTGATGTAATTTTCGATCCTGAAAAACCACGACAAACGGCTAAAGAAATAAAAACCGTTTCCGATATAATGAAAGCTCTGAATATTGATTTAAAACAGGCAGAGGCTTCGGTTGGTGGTACGTTTGGAGATAAGGCAAAAGAACGGGTATCAGCTTTTGCAAAAGCTATTGATGAACTTATTGCCATTGGTGTTAAACCTACCGATGGAATCATAAAAGGGTTGCAGGAAAAACTACTTGGCGCACAGTTGCCAATAAGGATGCAAAACGTAGCTGCGGCATCCGAAAAATTCGGAGGGGTTGTAGTTTCAAATGTTCAAAAAGGCTTTGAAAATGCAGGCGGAGTATTGCCGAAAGAATTAACAGATGGAACGGCTGCAAGGGCTTTAACTTCGCCTTTCCAACAACTTAATGATTATATAGGTGTTGAGCTATTCCCAAAACTACAATCGGGGTTTGAAAACTTCTTTAATGATATTTTAGAAAAAGGAACATTCTCATTCGGGGCTTTAGGGTCTGCTATTTTAAAGACATTTACATCTGTTTTGGCAAGTGAGGCAACCAGGGGAATTCTAAGCCTATTGAACCCAGCTCAAACTACTTTACAAAAAGGTGGTAAGGGATTATTTGGATTAGTGGCAAGTGTTATTGGCACAGGGTCAAAAGCAGCACCATTAGCTGGCATTGCAGCTTCGACAGGTGGATTTTTAGGAACAGGTGCAGGACTTGGCGCAGCAGCTACTGGAACAGCGGCAACAGGTGGGCTATTATTGCCTATACTCGGAGGACTTGCCGCAGGTGGTCTTATTGCAACGCTATTTAAAAAGAAAAAAGTAGAGCCTCAGCCATCGTTCTCAACTTCATCCAATTTCACTACTTCGCCAGTAAGTAATTCAGGATTTGATTATGGTCGGGTAGTGTTTGAGATTTCAGGAGTTAATCTTATTGGGGTACTGAATCGTGCGGGTGCTAAACTTCAAAGATTCGGGCCATGAGTTATAACGAAAGATATAATTTTACATTTAATGTTACCCGTGATATTCGGCAGCCTACGGTATTTGAATCTTGCGAGGTTAAGATATTTGAAAAGGATGGAGTTGATGCACCTGAAACAATTACAGCAGTTGAAAGTCCGGTTGGCATTCGTTACCAAAATACATCGGAACGGATTCTTGAAACTATTATAGGGTCTGAGGCTACATTCAAGCTAATTGCCACAATTGATTTTCAGCTTGAATCATTATGGACCGAGAATGAAACTAAATGGTTAATTGTCATTTATCGTAATAGTTCGGTTATCTGGAGAGGTTTTATTATCCCTGATGGATGTCAGCAATCCTTTACATTTACGCCTTATGAAGTATCGGTTAATGCAGTTGATACTTTAGGACTATTAAAGAACCTTGCTTACGTTCAAAATGATGGTAATTTTTGGTTAGGAAAACAGACCTATATAGATGTTATCTATAACTGTCTGAATCGGGTTCCTATTCCTGATATGAATATTTATACTTGCGTTAATATTTATGAAGAGGATTATCCATCGGGCGGTTCAGACGACCCATTAGCATTAACATTTGTAAATGCAGAACGGTATCTGAAAGAGGATAATATTAACCCATTGAATTGCGAGGAAGTCTTAAAAAACGTGCTTCATGTTTGGACTGCAAGAATCATTCAGTCAGAGGGCGATTGGTACATTTACAGGCCGAATGAATCAGTATTATCGGATACTTTAATATTCCGTAAATACGTAAATGGAGTATTCGATTCGACTGTTTCAAAAAATATGCTTCAGGTATTGGGTGGTGAATCAGAGGGTGTTATTTTAGCACCATTGTTCCATATCTTGACCGATCAATTAACAATGATTCAAAAGCCATTTAAGAATAACTCCATTTCTTATGCTTACGGCACAAATTATAATCTTGAGGAAAAATTAGACAACCCAGATTTATCAGGAGCTTCACAGGGTTGCGGTGGCGATCCGATAGGGCCTTGCGATGATGTTACCATTCCGGGGTGGACTCGAACAGGAACGATGTATGCCGGACTTTACCCAACAGGAGGCGTAATATTCTATACAATAGGTGCAACTTACCCGGTTTTAACTGATTACTATGAAAACGATAATTTAATTGCAGTAGTTAGAACGGCTGAAAGAACAGACAGATTACGGGTAACGATTGATTATATTAATCCAGATCCTTTGTTTGGTACGGATATGAACTTTGTAATAAGCCTGACCGATGGAAGTACAGTTTGGTATTTACAGGCTGATGGTTCATGGGCTATTACTGCAGTTGAACCAGGTATCGAATACTATCAGATTCGCTCAGATATTGGCGATTCAGGTCAATCAGTGATTGAATCAAATCCTGTTCCATCTGGCGGTAATATTGCATTTAAAATTCTTGCTCCCTCAGGAACAGTAAACGATATAGTTTATACCAACATATCAGCAGGTATATTCAATGATCCGGGCGAACAAATAGGCGAAATTCATACAGCTACTCAAACCGGAGATTTTACTTTTGTTCCTGAAACGATTACGGTTTTGAATGGGGACAGCGAATCAGGTCAGTACATGGGTGCGATGTATCAAACGGATGAAACGACATTAACATCAAATTGGTACCGTAAATATGCTTCAGAATCGGTACTTGCAGCACCATTTGCAACATATAAGCCATTGTTAAGGCTTGCAGTTGAGGAAACAGAACGGATGCATGCAAGACCATATATTAAATTTGATGGTTCGATATTTGGATATTTTAATCCATTATCAATATTCAGGATTAATTTATTATCTGGTAAATTTGTTCCTATTCAAATGGATTATGATTTGCAGGCTAATATTTGCAGAACTACTACCATTCGAGGAAATAATTCAGAGATAGCACAGGATTATACATTAGAACCTGATTATGGAGCGACTACTAAAGTATTGGTAAAATGATAAACGGAAATGAAGCCATATTATATTGGAACGGTGAGCCGATTGCCTGTTTGACGTCTAATTCGTTAGCTGAGAATTTATCTTTTTTAGGTACATCTGGCAGAACCCCAATCGGTGCTTTGTCATTTATACCCGTTGCAAATTCTTATGCGATTAACTTTGAAGCGGTAATGAGTCAGGATTCGGATATGAGTTGGTATGAATTGTCATTGCTTGCCCGAAGCATGGAACTTGGGCAATGGGATATTATGGAGGATGCCGGATTTGGTTATTTATCAAATTTAGACATGACCGCAAATTCAGGAGAATTAATTACATTTACAGGAACAATTTTAGGAAATGGAGTTATTCAAAGTTCACCTATTACATGGAATGTCTGGGCGCAAAGTCCATCGTTTAACGTGGATGAGGGTGGA